TCTGCGTTCAACCTTTCTGGTTTGACAGAATTGAGACTTGGTGCGATTGGTGGTCAGGTCGGTGAGGCGATCAACGAATTCTCATCCGATGAGACACTCGCTGGTAACTCAAACACTGCTTGTCCAACTGAATTCTCAGTTAAAGGTTTCGTAACTCGTGGTTCTATGGGAACTAAGGCAATGACACCTCCTGTAGGTACAACTGCTCAGAGACCTGGCGGTATTGACGATGAATTCAATACAGGTTGTTTAAGATTCAACACCACATTAGGTGCTCTTGAATACTACAACGGTACAACATGGATTCAGCCTGGCGTTGAGGCATACAGTACAGTTTCAAGTAGTATTACTGTTGCTGCTGGAACTAACTACTTCGTCAACACAAATGGTGGCGGTGTAACACTTACACTTCCAGCGTCTCCAGACTTAGGTGCTAAGATTACATTCTTCGACGTTGCGAAGACATTTGATAGTAATGCATTGACAGTTTCTCGTAATGGTAAATTAATTCAAGGTGACTCAGCAAACTTAACAGTTACAACTGAGGGTGCTGCATTTAGTTTAGTATTCTCTGGTGATTCATACGGTTGGAGAATCTTCTCCATCTAATTTTGATAATCTATATTATGATTATTTTTCAAACTTTCGAGATATTAAATGGCCGACTATAGAACTTATAGACAAGTAAAATCAGACCAAATAACTTCGGGGACTATTAATTCCGCGAAGTTACAGGCTGGTGTGGCCCCTAGATATTGTGTTAAACATTTTTATGGTCATCCTTGTTACTGTACTCCTGGCTGTTGTTGTTATTGGCAAGTACCATCTGGAGTAGAGAAACTAACTATCGAGTTGTGGGGTGCTGGTGGTAACGGAAATGGTGCTTGTTCATGTAACAGGTGTCAACACTATCAAGGTGCTGCTGGAGGAACATACAATACAAAGACAATTTCTACAAATGGAGGTTGTTACTATACTGTATGTGCTGGTGGAGTTTATAGATGTTGCTCTAGAGAATGTAATGGTTGCATAGGATGTTCTTCCTATGTACAGGGTTATAACTTAAGTAACTTCTGTGCTCAAGGTGGTGCAAGAGGTTGTGCAAACGGTGACTGGTCTGTTTCTTGTACATCGAGAAACTTCTGTTGCGTATCTCCTGGCCAATGGGGTGGAGACTTTGCAATGGCTCCTCACCAAGACGGTTTCTCAGGTCACTGGAACTGTCAATGCGGGCCATCTATTACTACAGAATGTACATCAGGTGCTCCATTCTTAACATCAAGTACAGAAAACACTCATACTCACTGTTGGATTCGTTGCGGTTGTTGGACTGCTCCTTATGCAACTGGTGGAAAAGGTGGTCAAACACAATACTGCGGTAGTGGACATTGTGGACAGGGCGGTCAAGGCGGCTCTGGAATGGTAAGAATCACTTACGTCTAAAAAAGGAAATCAATGGCAAGTTATTCATCATACAAAAAAGTTAATGGAGATCAGTTAGTCTCCAATAGTCTTAGTGCATCAAGCTTTAGTGATTCACCTAACTCATCTTATGGCGTAAAATGGTTTTGGGGAACTCCTGATAGGTGTTCACCTGGCTGTTGTTGTTATTGGCAAGTTCCATCAGGTGTTGAAAACATGTGGGTTCAGGCCTGGGGTGCTGGAGGAAATGGTACTGGTGCATGTTCATGTAACAGATGTCAACACTTTATGGCTGCTCAGGGTGGTTACTATAACAGTAAAATGATTACCACTCAAGGTGGAAATTATTACACTGTATGTGCTGGTGGTGTTTACAGATGCTTGTCCAGAGAATGTTATGGTTGCACTGGATGTTCTTCTTACGTTAACGGATCAAACTTATCAAACTTCTGTGCGTTTGGTGGAAGATGTGGACAGGCAAACACTGGTTGGTGGTGTGGTTGTTCATCAACAAACCCATGTTGTTTAGCACCAGGCAACAATGGTGGAGATTTTGGAATAGGAAACCATTCATCTGCTTGGTCTGTTTCTAAATATGACACATACAGAGGATGGTGTCATTGTTGGCAGTACGCTCACTCACCAACATCTGCTCCTCTAATTGGTACTTCAGCTTATCAATCATTGAGAAGTTGCTGGATTCGTTGCGGTTGCTGGACTGTTCCTTATGGACACGGTGGAATGAACGCTACTACTACATATTGTGGTAATGGTCACTGTGGACAAGGTGGAACTGGTGGCGGCGGCCTAGTCAAAATTACATACTTCTAAGGAAAGAAATGGCAAGTTATTCATCCTATAAAAAAGTTGCTAATGATAGAATCGTTGATGGTAGTATACCAGCATCAGCGGTTGCATCAGGAGCCTTTTCTAACTGGTGTGTAAAATGGTTCTACGGACAAACTAACGTTTGTAACCCAGGCTGTTGTTGCAACTGGCAAGTACCAACAGGTGTAACTCGAATGACTATCGAGGCTTGGGGTGCTGGAGGAAACGGACACGGAGAATGTAACTGTAACCGTTGTGGTAACTGGTTCGGTGCTGGTGGAGGTTTCTACAATACTAAAACTATTAGTACAACTGCTGGATGTCAATATACTGTATGTGCTGCTGGTACATATCGTTGTTGTTCTAGAGAATGTACAGGATGTCACGGATGTTCATCTTATGTAAATGGGTATAACCTCTCAGGGTTCTGTGCTTTTGGTGGTGCCAGAGGTTGTTACACTAACTCTTGGACTTCAAGTTGTTACACTCAGTTTGAGAGATGTTGTTTCTCTCCAGGCGCTATGGGTGGAGACTTTGGTATGGGAACTCATGCTGGTGCGGCATACAGAGCTGATGGTTGGGATTGTCACTGTTTCTATAACCATGACGCAATGCCTACTGGAGCTCCATTTATCGGAACTCTTGGTGTATCATATGGTGCAAGACAGTGCTGGATTCGTTGCGGTTGCTGGACTGTTCCTTACGGACACGGTGGTCAAGGAGGTATTACTACATACTGTGGTAACGGTCACTGTGGACAGGGTGGACAAGGTGGAGGAGGACTCGTTAAGATCACTTACGTCTAAACCGAACAAGAAAATTTATCAAAAGAGGGTTATAGACCCTCTTTTTTTATAAATAGTGCCGAAGGAGTAAACCCGAAGAAATCCGCAATGGCAACAAAAATTATCGAACATTCATGGAAGTTAAGTCTTCCTAATAGTTTCTTAGTTGATCACAGTTTTAGTGATGGAAAGCAAAGAGACCAAACATACGATGGCCCAGACAAAATCTATTTGCAAATTGGTGCAGATGGAAAAGAGCATTATGGCCCTCTAACAGAAGACGACATTGCAGATGGTCGTCCAAAACCAGCAGACGTAGTTCAATGGTATGAAGTTGACTGTGCAAGATCTGATAAACATGCATTGATTTGTCAGTTAAGAGGCCCAGTCATCAATGAAAAGGAAGAGAGTCGCGATCTATCTGTTGATGTCGCACACCCTGGCTCACCAGACATGTCTGCTGATGGATATCAACAGTTCACATATGGTTCTGTTTTATATCCAGATGATGTTTGGAACTACGAAACTATCACAGTTTCCAATCCAGGCAGTGCTGGCCCTGATGATATTTCTATTAGTGCATTTACAGCTAAAGAAAAAATCAACGGTGTTGATGAGGACAAGACATGGGACATGGTTAGAGCTCACAGAAATAGAGAACTAACAAACAGTGATGGAGCAATCGCTGAAGATATGCCAGATGAACTTAAGACAAAATGGAAAACTTATCGTCAACAGTTAAGAGATCTTCCTAACAAAATGTCAGCTGCAAATGTTCATCCAAACATTGCAGATATGATGTTCCCAATGCAACCTGACTATGTTGAACCACCAAAAGATCCTAGTGAGGGTGATGGAACAGGAAATAAGCCATGGATGCCACCAGGCTAATCAAAACATATATAAATTAATTCATCAAGATCCTCCTAATAAGGGGATCTTTTTTATTATATGTTTGAACCTAATCCCCTCAACAACTATAATTTAACTGTAAAAAGAGTTTACGATCATTGTAAAACAAATGATAAAGGATTTATCTGGAGAAAAGTATTTGTTATAGATAATTTTTATAAAAATCCTGATGAAATTAGAGACTATGCTTTATCATGTGAACGTAAAACTGGTGAAAAATATTGCGGTGGTCTCGTAGGTAGTAGGGTTATGGAAGATAATCAGGAGATGAGAGATAATCTCAGACCAATATTTTCGACTCTATGTAATCAAAAGGAATGGAACAACTTGGAATATAATGATCAAGAGTTTCAATCTAAATGGGATGATATGAAATTTATGGTAAATCATACAACTCATGATGATATCATGGATAAATTTACCAATACTGTTTATTGTTACACTCATCACAAAGACAATGTAGGATCTAAGTGGGCTGCATTAGTTTATTTGAACAAAGATGAGGAATGTATTGGGGGTACAAATTTCTACAGGCAATACGAAGATCATGCTTATGGTTACGATTACAATATAAAAAATGATATAATGTTTACAAGTGAGATGAAATATAATAGAATGGTGTTATACGAATCCAGACAAACTCATGGAGCTATCATAGATAGGAAGATGTTTAAGGAATATCCTCGTCTGGCACAGGTATTTTTTATGTGACTATATAGTACAGGAATTATGAAAACTATGAGATCGAAGGCGTTTTTTGTTAATGGTGGAGCGGGAAGAGTGATAAGTTCTATCCCTGCTTTTGAAAAATATGCAGAGACTAATGATGATTTTATTATAGTGTGTGAGGGAGGAACCGACTTCTACAAGGGACACCCGACACTAGATGGAAAGGCCTATGATCATTGGCATAAGAATCTTTTTCAAGAACAAATTAAACACAGGGATTGTGTAAGTCCAGAACCATATAGAAATTGGTATTATTACAATCAAAAATGTAATTTGGCACAGGCCTATGATATGGAAATCAATGGGTTAGATGAACCTAGAGAATTGCCAAAGCCAAAAATTGAACTGAATAAGATGGAGGTTATCAGTGGTTTTAACATTGTACAAGAAATTAAATCAGTAACTAAAAAGGATAAAGTTATAGTTGTTCAACCATTTGGTAGATCTATTTCTCAAATGGGTGAGTTTCTTGCAGATCCATCTTCAAGAAGTATGCCTCTTACTGGTACATGTGATATAATAAATCAACTCAAAAAAGATTACGCAGTAATTATTATGAGTGAATATCATTTTTCTACAGAAGAGGATGAGGAAAAAAGTAGATATCCTGTAGCAAGGCCTCAGATCCCAGACATGAGAACATGGGCTGCAGTAATTGAAGTTGCAGATCATTTCTTAGGATGTGATAGTATGGGTCAACACATGGCAAGAGCTCTTGATAAGACTGCTACTGTGGTAGTTGGTTCTACATATCCAGAAAATATTAGTTATCCTGGCCACAAAGATTTTGATATTATTGATGTTGGAGATGGTCGTAGAGAGTATGCACCAATTAGAATCACTCAAGACGAAAGAGTTGATAGATTCAATGATCAGGCTATGGAACTTGACAAGAATCAAATCAAACAGATTTTAGATTCATGTAGAAAAAGACTAGGTAAACCAAAAGTATTTACTGGCACATATGTTCCAGTTCAACAACAAGACACTGGATCATGTTCAACTCCAATGCAACCTCAAACTCAGCAAGTGCAGGCACCAAAGGATGCTTTCCAACTTTCTGATGGTTCAAAGAGAGAACCAATAGGTACAACACCTATGATGACTGGTGCTCCTAAACCTACTTTTACTTTGAATAAACCAAAACCAAAACAAAACAAAGGATTTAAGAATCTGTTAAAATCGGATAAACCAACAATCGATATTGAAACAAAATAATGACTCAATGGATTGCTGCAATTGCTAGAGGTCATAACTCTGGCATTTGCCTTTTAAAAGATGGTGAACTTGTCTTCTCTATAGAAGAGGAAAGATTATCAAGAAAAAAATATGACGGAGGCCCTCTAGCTTCCATGATCAAGATATTGGATTATACCGATAGACTTGATTATCTTGTAGTTGCTCATACACAACCATTACAACAAGCTGGAAGTAATGATTTTACAGGGGAGCCAATATATGTTGCTCTTGCAAGGAAACTAGGACTTATTGATCGTAAAGCAGATATTTACAAACATCCACAAGTAGTAGATTATAGTCATATTCACCATAAACTTCACTCTTCTTGTGCTTTCTTCAGATCAGGATTTAAGAGTGCTGTTTCTGTGATAGTAGATGGTGCTGGAACTTTTATTCCCATGCAAATAGATGGGGATGAGGTAATGACATGGGAATTGGAAACTATCATTCAGTGTGCATATCCAGATAAATTTAAAACTCTCTATAAACATCAAGGAGGTAGAGGGCCATGGGGTGCTCAGAGATTAGAAAAGTTTGACTCTGAAAGAGAAGATGAAGAAGGAACGCACGAATTAATATTAGATGATTCTGCTGGTATTGTAAAAGCATATGAAGCCGTGACACAATATTGTGGTTGGGCTCCTATTGAAGCTGGTAAAACTATGGGACTATTTCCATATGGACAACAGAACTTAAAGATACCTGACATCTATACTGATTACGATGGCATGAGTGATTGGTCTACAACGAACAGGGATTTGATTGTACCTACTTATCCAAATGGTGCAGTAGTGAATTATGGTAGATTTACTGAACTTAGAAATCCACCTAATTTAGGAGTGGGTGACGATCTAACAAAACTACAAAGTCGTAGAGACATGGCATATGCCATTCAAACTGAATCAGAACAAATGGTATTAGATTTGATTCGTAAGGCAGTAGAGATGAGTGGTGAAAAAAATGTCGTTTTATCTGGTGGGTATGGATTGAATTGTGTTGCAAACTATTGGTATCTTGAGCAATTAAAAGATGAAGGTATCAATCTATTTGTAGAACCAGTAAGTAATGATGCTGGAACAGCAATAGGTGCTGCATATTGGCATTATCAAAAAGTAAGTAAGAATACAAAGGTTCACCCACCAATCAAAGATTTATATTATGGCCCTGAGTATGAATATGATAAAGAATATATTACAGACCTTGCAAATTATTATGATGCAACTAGGATATTTGAAGCGGATCATGAAGATGCAATAGATTTAATTTCTAAGAAAAATATTGTTGCAATGTTCCAAGGTAAATCTGAATCAGGGCCTCGTGCATTGGGTAACAGATCTATCATGTATGATCCTAGAGATCCAAATGGTAAAGATCATGTGAATACAATTAAACGTCGTGAATATTTCAGACCTTTTGCTGGATCAATATTGAAAGAACATGTACATGATTGGTTTGATCTTCGTGGTATGGATGACACACCATTTATGATGTACGCTGTTAAATGTCAAGAAGGAATTAAGGAAAAGATTCCAGCAATTATTCACGTTGATGACACATGTAGAATTCAAACAGTAACAGAAGATGTCAATCCTCACTATTATAATTTAATTAAAGCTTGGTATGATAAGACAGGATGCCCTATTATTTTCAATACATCCTTTAATCTAGGCGGAGAACCTCTTGTAGAGACCCTAGACGACGCTCTGAGGACTCTCGCAAATAGTTTGATAGAATACCTCTATCTACCTGAGTATGGTCTTATGATCGAAATAAAGAACTAATGAAGGTTGTAAAGAGACTTATTATTGCTGGTGGTGGAACGGCTGGTTGGATTGCTGCATCTTGGTTTTCAAGAAGATGGGGTAATAGAATGGAAGTCGTTGTTATTGATAAGTCTGAACCAGAGAGAGTTGGAGTAGGAGAAGCGACTTTACTTAGTTTTCCTAAAGTCATGAGAGACATGGGATATCAAGAAAAAGAGTGGATGAATGAGATAGATGCAACATTTAAAGCTGGGATATTATTTCCTGGCTGGGGTAAAGAAGATAATTCTATATGGCATCCTTTTGGATATGCAATTTTAGGTGATGAAGATGATCCAAGTATAGTAAGAGTTCCTATATGGGATGCTTGGTCAAACTATCAAGATGAACTTGAGATTAAAAAAATATCTGCATTGTATTCTACTGCAATGTTGAACAAGATCGAGCCTGATGAAATTGGTTCTAGTTATGCCTATCAAATAGATTGTGGTAAGTTAGTCCAGTTTTTACAAAAAAATACATCTGAACTTGTAAAATATATTAAGTCTGGTATAAAATCTATTGTAAAGGTAGATGATAATATAGAAAAAATAATATTAGATGATGGGTCAGAAGTAACAGGAGATCTCTATTTTGATTGCACTGGATGGAAGCAATTATTGATGGGTTCAGATAATAATATAGATTTGAGTGATAGATTATTCATAGACTCTGCACTGGCTGGTAGAGTAACTTATGTGGATAAAGATAAAGAGATGCACCCATATACTGATTGTCAAGCAATGGAACATGGATGGAGATGGAGAATACCAACACAATCTAGAATGGGAACTGGTTATTGTTTTAATAGATCTATTACTAGTCCAGATACTGTTGCTAAAGATTTTGTTAAACATTGGGACAATAGAATCAGTGAAGATGATTTAAAATTATTAGATTGGAAACCTCAAAGGTGTAAACAATTTTGGAAAGGTAATGTTGTTTCTATAGGTTTGAGTGGTGGATTCATAGAACCATTAGAAAGCACAGGTTTAGCTTTGATGATAAGAGGATGTGAATATTTGGAAGAAAGTATGTATAATTGTGTTTATAATCCAGAAACAGATATAGATATCTACAATGTAAGAATGATATCATCATTTGAAAATGCTGTTGATTATGTCAATATGCATTATTGTTATTCTGAAAGAAAAGGGAAGTTCTGGGACTATGTTAGACTGTCTCATGAAAAATCTGGTATGCAAAAATACATGGAGGATCAGATAAATGATCCGACTATGAATACCGATCAGAGTGGTAGGTCTGGTGGTTTCTTTGGTGGTGCTAATTGGCATGTATGGTTAGCACAGTTGATGCCATATGGCGTTCCAAAGAAAACATACTGGTATGAACAAGTAAAAGAAGTAGTTCCAGCTTTGAATAGCTACTTAAATAGACTAGATAATAATGTAAAAAATTCAATACCTCAAAAAATTATACTTAAGGAGTGGTATGGAAATTAAAACTGTATGGTGCAATGGCACCTTCGATATTCTACACCCAGGCCATATTGAATTGTTTAAGGTCGGTGCATCACTGGGAAAAAAACTTATTGTAGCAACAGACACAGATGAAAAGATTCGTCAAGATAAGGGTGCGTCTAAGCCCATCAACAATCTGTGTGATAGAGTTTCCATGTTACAAGCGATAAAATACATTGATGAAGTTTTATATTTTAGTAGTAGAAAAGAATTAGAGGGGTTGATAAAATTGTATTCACCTGATATACTATTATTGGGTGATGATTGGGAAGGAGGAGATGTGGTTGGTAAAGAATATGCCAGAGAAGTCAGATTTCTTCCTAGACTAGATTACTCAACATCGGATATCATTAAAAAAATTCGTGGCTAATGTAATTGTCATAGGTGACAAGTGTACTGATAAGTACATTTTTGGTGAGTGTAGTAGGCTTAGTCCAGAACAACCTGTTCCTGTTTTAGATCAAACTAAAATAGAAGAAAGGCCAGGCATGGCTGGTAACACTGAGTTGAATCTTAAGGCTTTTGGAGTCAATACTGTCTTGCTCTCACAGAGAGAATCTATAACTAAAACTAGATTTGTAGATACTAACAGTGGTTATCAGTTGATGCGTTTGGATGAAACTCCACAAGTGAGTAGGATTGCAAATGCTGAATTGAAGATGGCAATGATGCATATGAATCCTGATGCGATTGTTATTTCAGATTATGACAAAGGATACATTAATGATGATGATTTGTGGCATCTGTGTAATAATTTTAACAGACCAGTGTTCGTAGACACTAAGAAACGTAGACTTTTTCACAAAGATAATGTATTCTGGAAAATAAACAAGAAAGAATATGATCTTTTGGACAAAGACCATCTACCTAACGCTTCTCATCTTATTGTCACTTTGGGAAGTGCTGGTGCTATGTGGTCAGGTATGAAATTTCTACCACAGGTAGTCAAAGTATTCGATGTATGTGGTGCTGGAGATACCTTTATGGCAGCTCTAGTCTACGAATTTTTAAAAACAAAAAACATGCAGAAGTCTATTGATTTAGCAAATAGAGCTGCAGCAATATCCGTCACACATCCTGGCGCCTATTATCTAAACAAAAATGATATTGAATCATTATACGGAGGAGGAAATGAAAGGAATTAGTTCAGCAGATTTAATGCATCATAGATTGCAGGCATGGCTGCGTGAAAATAAATGTAAAGATATAGAATATCTTGGTTTTCTTGAGAGTTACAAGTCAGGAAAAAAAGAACACATGTATAGAATTGGCGAACATGAAGTTCCTGTTGACGCTATTGAAAGTTTGGAAATGGAAGAGGTAGAAGAAGAAGAATGAGATACTGTGTAGATATTGATGGTACTATTTGTAGTCCTACTGTGGGTAGGGATTACCACAAGGCGATGCCATGGTGGGATCGGATTGCTACGATAAATAAGTTGTATGATGAAGGTCATAATATCACTTACTTTACCGCTAGAGGTATGGGTCGATTTGGTGATGATCCAGATGCAAGTGCAAAGGCATCTATTCTATTATTTGATCTTACAGAAAAACAACTTAAAGATTGGGGATGCAAATATCATTCATTGATATTAGGTAAACCGCATGCTGATTTCTTTATTGATGACAAAGGTGTAAATTCTGATGACTTCTTTAGGG